ACTGGAAATGACGGTAGTACAAGTATGTCTTTTACGTCCGGAAATACAGGTGGTAAATATAAGGAAAAGCTAACCATTGACAATCTACCGTCACATGATCACACATTACGATTAATGGTTAATACATATGCTCAAGGTGGCGGAACAACTAACGGAGCTGGCATTCCATATCCATCCGGAAATGGTGCGCCTAATTATGTGGAGCATAATGGTGGAGATGTTCCACAC